CCCAAAGAAACGCCAGCCCCGAACGTCAGCATTTCCCAAACCAAGGCCATTATTGCCTCATGATCGATTGCAGGTCTGACTGACCAATGCCGGACGGGTTGTCTGGTGGCCGCGACGCTGGCATGCCGCCTTCGGCCTGCACTATGGCCTTGATGCCAGGGTAATACTGTTCGGCATCAACTCCGAACGTGCTTTCGAAGTCTCCCCAGGTGAACGGGTTTTTGCGCAGGTATTCTATCGCTTCCCGGCTTGGCTTGGGCTTCGGCTTAGCCGGTTCGGTCCCGCTATCGGGCTGGTCTCGTCCCATTGCCTCGTTCTGAGCCTTTGCGCGGATCTGATAGCCTTCGTTCCAGTTTGCATACCACTGATCCATATCCGGGATGTAATCGAGCCAGGAACCCGTCTCCGTTTCCTCCACCTCGGTCTTCACTTCAGGCGGCGCCGTCGCTGCATCGTGTATGCTCTGGATCTGGGCAACAAACGTGCTGCGCATTTTGGCGTCCTTGATCACCGACCGCACCGCAGCCCGCGTTACATCGTCAGCCAGATCAATACCATACCGCTCTTTTGCTTTGGCGTGGATACGTTCAAGCTGGGTTAACGCCTGATCCTCTGATAGCGCCGACAATCCACCAGCCATTCCGCGCGCTTCGTCCATCGTCACGGGAGAGCGCAGGGGCTTTTCAATCTCCAGTCGCGTTTGGGCTTCAAGCCTTGCCTGCGCCAGCGCAATGCGCTCGTTTGTCGACCGTGGCACGCCACCGGGGATCTTAGACAAAACAGACGCGACTTCCCGCGAACCTTCCACGGCTTTCGCCGGATCCGCTTGGCGTAGTCGCGTGATTTCCTGCAAATCCTTGGCCGCACCTTCATAAATCTTCATGCGAACGGCAAAGTTCTCAGACCCTTGGCGCGGACGCATCTCGTCGATCATGCGCGTGATGTCGGGCGTTGGCGCATCCGCAGCCTTGGCTTTGGCGTTCGCAATGCCCTGCCCGTAGCGCATTGCATCGACATGCTTGCGGATCTTGTCGGGGTTGTCGCGATAGGCGTCCTTGACCTGCTCCGCTGAATACCGCGGCGGCAAGGTGCCGTATTCGGCCATGTGCGCTTCCGCGTTCTCCATCATCGAATCGGCCAGAACTTTGCGCTGGCGTTGAGCAATCTTGAGCGCTTCCGACGCATCCTTGCCATAGGCCGCCCGTGCCTTCGCCGGTATGGCGTTGATCCATTCGGCTGGGATCTCAATGGTCCCGCGTTCGGTTTCGACCGTAAACGTCTGGCCTTCGACAAGCCGACCTTCGGGGATTGATCCATCCCATGCCGCGTTGTCGTTCGCCGTTGAATAGGTGCCGGGCTGGGCGGTCGGATCGCCTTCCACTTCGTCGCCAACATGGCCTTTGGGCTGGGCTGGCATGTCAGAACTATCGCCACCGCTCATTGTAATGCCTGGCGCATCGGCCAAGGCTAGAGCATCGTTGACCTCGCGTGTGTAGCGATTGAGAACAGACCGCTTTGTTTCGGCAGGAAGCGAACTTAACCCCTGAACGTATTTCGTGCGGGCCGCATAAAGGGCTTTAATCTGGTCAGCCGGCGTTGATTGGGCTTTTCCCGCATTAGAGACAATCTTGCGCGCCCCGCCATGCTGGACGCCCATTGAAAACAAAGCTTCCTGCACGCCGCGATTGGCTACGTCGTAACCCAGCCCCTTGGCGTGTTCCATCACAGGCTTGTAGTGCGTGCGCGTATAGAAGGCTTTTTGCGCCTTCGCAAAACCATTCGGGTCTTTCGCCGCAATAGCCTTGTAAGCCTTTGTGAAGCCAGATGTTCCAGGCTTCATGCCATCGAAGGCATCAGCATAAGCCTTACCTTCTGGCGAGCGCAGGAACGCCCCCATCGAATAGGCGCCGGACAACTGATGAATGCCATAGCTGACACCGCCAGGATCTTTGTAGCCCGTCGACACAAACCCAACACCACGCCCGCCGCTTTCGTATTTAGCCGAGACTGAACCGAGATCAGAAGAGCCAGAACCACCGCCAACCTGTCCCGATTCCAGCGCAAACTGGCCCTTGGCCACGTCGCCCCAGAACTTCGCCCGCTTGTCCGGCGATGACTGCTTCAGGTAGCTATCGACAGACAACGCTAGCTGCGCCTGCAATTGCCGCGCGCGTGCCTGAGCTTCCGACTTCGGAATGACCTTGCTGTCAAGCGCGCTCAGCTTGTCGACCTGCGCCCGGTACATCTCATTGAACTCGGTCGGGTCAATCTCGCCCTTCTGCACCCGTTCGGCCAGCCTGGCGCTGTCTTGGTCCCACCCGCGCGTGAAGACCGTGCGCTGACCTTTTAGATAGTTGTTGCCGGCTTCCGTCCCGCGCCGCCACGTCTGTTCATCACGCCAACGCTGGAACTTCTCGCCCAGGTTGCCGTACTTTTCATCGATCGACTTGTTGAGGCCGCCGTATCGATCCGGCGCCGTGCGATAAAGCTCGCCATCCTCGCCAGCATTGGCCGCAAGATCGGACCGGATTTCATAGTCGCCCTTCAACCATTCCAGCCGCGCATCGGCTTCCGACGATGCGGCCTTGGCTGACGCAACGCGCCCCATGGCATCCCCGAACGCACCAACGAGATTGCCAAGGCTGTTTGCAACCGCCCGCTGGGACGATCCCAATCCACTAACCACGCTTGGGCTGATGCTGGCCGGATTGCGGGAGCCGTCCGAAATCGTCGGACGATTCATGTCGTCAGGCGCAATAACTTTAACCATTATCCGAAGCTCGCCATTGCCTTGCCTGCCCCCGTCACCGCGCCGGTAATCCCGCCAAGCAACGCCGCCTGGCCTTTGTTTTCAGCCGCCCGCGCACGCATCTCGCCTTCATAGACTTCGCCCTTGGCCCGGTTCTTTAGATCCCGTTCCTTGTTGAGCGCGTCAGCCATGACAACATCGGATTGGTATTTGGTTTCCGCCGCGAACTCGGTCATCAGGTCAAGCGGCGTGCCGGTATCGGTTGCCGTGCCCGACTGGCCCAACGCCGCTCGTGATTTGGCCGCCGCCTGACGCCCCTCGTCGCGCTTGCGTTGCGAATCCATTGCCCCTTTGGATTGCTGCCAGTTTGCTTCCTCGCGAATGCGCGCCGCGTTCCAGGCGGCCACGTTGCGATGGCCTTGCGCTTCGCTTTGGGATGCCGAGTTCGCCGCAACCCCACCGACGACGGAACCGACCGCCGACATCATGGGCGCAACGGCCGCTGCCATAGCCATCAGATGCGGCTCCTATCCAGATTGATTTTGTAGTACCAGCCCTGGCCATCGACGAACTGCTCCGTCTTTTCACCACCAAGCCACTCCAGAAGGGTATCGGAACCCGGCACGCTTTCATCGGCTACCGCGTGAATATCCTGGATGCCCATGGCCCTCAGTTCATCGACCGTGCCCTTCAAGGCTCGCAGCACATCTTTCGGATACGTCTTCAGCCATTGCCCGAAATACGCATGAATTGATACCGCCCCGGACGGCCACAACCGCGCCAACGCAAAGCCAAGCGGCAGATAGTGCAGCCGGTCGACCATCGTGTTGCCGATCACTTCATCGATTGGCGGCAGTTCCTCCTGAAACGCGAACGCGAAGAACTCAAGATGCGCCTCACGCACCGGAATGAACGTGAACTGATCCTTGAACGTCTTCGGCTTAGCCGCCAACTCGGTCTTTTTCGTCGACCATGATGACGGCGCCTGAGACGATTGCAGGAGCCGGGCCGTCGACCTGGAGGAATAGGCGGAGATCCTCGTCATATTTGGCATCGAAGGCATTGTCTGACTCCCCGGTGAACAGCGGTAACGGCTCGCCATATGGCGGCGGTGCCATGCGCCTTTTGAACCGGCGCATTTTTGATGTATTATATCCGTAAACCAAGGATGCGTGGGCATTGTGCAACAGCAAAATGATGCGCTTAATACCCTTTTTCATGCCGATTGCCGTGCCGGCCCGCGCGCCATAGGCCAGCTTGAGCGACTGGAACCGCGACTGGAACGTGCGTCCGACATAGGCCACGCTCACAGCCTGCGACAGCGTGATTGCCCCCGATGCTACGGTGTAGTCGCCAAGGTCCGTCATGTCGCCCCACACGCGCACGGAACGGCCTTCCTCGTGGTCGAGGCCAGTCAACGTCGTGGTCGACGTGCCAAGCCCCCACTTACCAGCCGGGCAAGGATCGGTGCCGTCATGGTTCGGGTTGAGGCCCACAAGATCACTGGTCACGTCAATCTTGACGTTGGACGCATCGACATACTGGCGGACAATGCCGCGGCCGCCGTTGATCCACATGACCTTGCCGACATCGCCGGACGTAAAGACTGGCACATCCGATTCGACGTTGACGAGCTGCGGCGCCGTCAACGTCATCAGCATGCCCAGGGCTTCGCCTTCAGGGCTGCTCGTCGCCGATGGCGTGACAACCGCGTTCGGCTTGGTCAGTTCGTAGCCCAGCGCACTATCGAGATGATAGCGCTCGCAATCCATTAGCGGACGGCTTGGGCCGTAGCGCTCGATATAGCGCCGCCAATCGCCATCTGCGTTCTGACGACGCACCAGGAAATAGACCACATCTTCATAGCGCTCGTTGGCCGATCCGCCCGCCCGCGGCAGGACAATAACCCGTTCAAACCGGCCATCCGTTGGATGCACCGACCAGGCGGCAATATCGACATCGCCATCGCGACGGAACAACAATTCCGCAAGCCGCCCGGATCGCAGGATCACGAACACCCGCGTTTCCGGTTCGCGTTGCACACCAATAGCGATGATTTCGTCGTCAAGGATTTCTGGCGCGCGTGCGGTCAGATCAATGGCAATATAGCTGGTTTCGGACAACGCCTTCGGGTTAGGCAGCAATTGCAGCAGTTTGCGCCTGGATCGCGACACGAACAGCACGCTGGAACCGACCGTGATCGGCTGGATCGGCGCGCCGCCTTCCTCGGATGCGTCCTTGAAATCCCAGTTGGTCGGTGAAACCGGATCGGATTGCGTGTTGCCCAGACCGACCTGCTCGATCGATGATGTCCCGATCGCCAGATAATCGACGTTGGCCAGCCACCGGATTGCATCCGACGACGGCGTGGCCATGTTACGCGAGAACGAACTGTCGTCTTCGTCCGTCACGGTTTCAAACGACGTGAAGTTGTCGACCTTGGACGCCCACAATTTCGACCCGCGCCCGAACCACAGCCGGGCATAGGCATCTGAGATAGCGCTTGGAAACCCATCGGTCGCGTTCCAGTCGCCTTTGCGCCAGGTCTTGACGGCATCGGTGTTCGGCAGGTCGCGGCCCGGCAGCACTTCGGCCGTCACTTGCGTGGCAGAATTGTATTCGATTACCCGCACCATGCCGTCCGACGAACCGCCCGAATACGTCAGCGACACGGCGGCCGTGCCAGACGTGTAGTCGCCCGACTTGATGCCGGCACGATAGTACCACGTCTGATTGTCCTGGGCGTCGTAGATGTTGACGGATGTCGCCACCGTATAGGTCTGCCAGTCGGTCCAGTTGTCCGGCGTGCCGCTAGAGCGTTGCAGCGTGACCGTGCCCGAAAACGTCCCCGTGATTGCCAGGTTGAACGTGCGGGATGCCGCAGCGATCCCCGTGACCTTGATGTCCGACGTGAAGCTATCCGCCGACGAGATGGTTGCCGACCGTGTCTGACCGCCACCCGTGATCTGCCACAACGCGCCGACATCGCTATCTTCGAACAGGTCTTCGCTGGCCGTCAGCGTAATCTCGCCGGACGTGGCCGATCCTGCAATCGTGATGTCGCTCGTATTGATGTCGGCAAACGGACCATCGTCGGGGAGCAGCAGGACAATCGACCAGGATCGATCTCCGCGCCGCTCCAGCCGACGCGGCCAGTAGTCCTCATGCACCATGTAGAGCACGTCGCGGACTTGCTGATACTGGACTTCTTTCAAGTCCTCTTCAAGAAACGGACACGGCAACGAAAACGTCGTGCCGGGCAGGATTGAAACATCATTGCGGAAATAGCGGCCAGCATTGGCTGAGTGCCTGAACTGGAGATAGACCGTGTTGGCGCCGGGCGTGAACGCCAGCCGGTGATAGCCAGCCCTCAGCCGCTCATAGGCCAGCACATCCTTGGCGCCCGACGACGTACCGATGCGAATATCAAGCGGGCCGTGGCCGATCTCGAAGGCGAGCACATGCGTTTTTGTGCGGTCGTCGTTTGAAACCGTGATTGTCTTTTCGGCAACCGCCTCGTTCGCACCGTCTGCATCGAGCCAGATGTTGGAACCGATCGTCTGGATAACGGACGGCGATGCTGATTGATCCGTCCATGACGACGATAGCGTTGATGAATTGGTATCGATCGCGATCACGCCGTCGTTGGCGTAGAAGGTGAAGCCATCGCGTTGTGCCCGCACGAGATAGTTGGCCGCCGTCGAGAACACGAACGGGAACAGTTCGGGTTGTAGATCGGTCAACACGCTTTCTTCGCGTGTCAGGCCAAGCAGCATGCCAATCGGAACGCCCGTCGTTAGAGATGTCTCAACGGTATCGACATGGATCAGCGGCGGTCGTCGCTCCATCGGGCCCTGCAGCGTTGGTCGCCAGTTGCGCATTTGCGCGGCGCCGGACGGGTAGGTTTCGATGTCGACGCGGTTGTGCAGCTCCTCACCGATAATTCCGCCTTGAAAAGTTAGAAGTGGGGCATTAACTTGCATAAACGCACCCATTCTGTATTAAGGAGCGGCAATGCCAAAGATGGTAGATCACACTGGGCAAGTTATTAATGGGCTTGAAGTCGTTGGCCTTGCATCTACGAGGAGAAGGCGACGCTGGCTTTTGCGATGCGCGAAAGGGCACGAGTTCGAAAGTGAACTTTCCTCTGTTCGCAATGGTCGAAGAAAGTGCAGCGAGTGCCGAACGCACTATGGACGATATCAAGAATTGGTAGGCCAAACCTTTGGCAATCTTGTTGTCACGGGCCGGTCTCAGTCGAAGGGTGGCAAATCCGTGTGGAAAGCCGAATGCCAGATCTGCAAGAAAACCTTTGTTCGATACACGAGCACGCTTCGCAAGCTCAAGGTTTGCCCGTGCCACAAAGCGAGCCTTAGCTTGCACCATGCAACCAGAAGAACACCGACATATGGAAGCTGGGCAAACATGATGGCTCGCTGCTACGTGGCTGGGTCTCCATCGTACAAAAGATATGGAGCGCGCGGCATCAGTGTTGCTGACAGGTGGCATTCTTTTAGGAACTTCCTTGCCGACATGGGCGATCGTCCCGAAAACACGACTATTGATCGCATTGATAATTCTAAGGGCTACGGCCCGGATAATTGCCGATGGGCTACCGGTGCAGAACAGCAGGCCAACAGAAGCGTAACATTGTGGGTCACTTACGAGGGCAGAACCCAAACGCTTGCTACGTGGGCTCGTGAAATTGGCATGTCCCGCGATACACTTAGATCCCGCATATTCAGAAAGGGCTGGCCGGTTGAAAGAGCTATGACCGAGCCCGTCAAAAAGCGATCCCATCTAGTAAACTCGCCTCCCGCGTGATGCGCTGATCCACGAGCCATCGCGGTAGTACCGTTTGGGCTGGTGCTGGCTGGATAGCGTCTTGGCCACCGCCATGCGGTCACGGCGCAATTGTTCCAGGCGTTCGCGGGAGGTTTCCGACTTCAGCGGCGATGCAGCCATCGAGGCCAGATCGACCACCAGCACATCGACCGCCCACGGCGGCATGGTGCCAATTGCAAAGTTATCAGACACGTATTCGATGAAGACGGCGGTTGCATCCGTCTCAAACCCGGCCGCCGTCATCTGGTAATCGTGCATCGGCGGTTGCATGGTCGCATACTGCGATACCGATCCCAGCCGCACATAGTCTGCCGGCATGGTGTAGATGTAGGTAAACTGCGTTGCCGGGGTGCTTGCCTGACGCGGTAACGACGTGGATTTCATGGCGAATTGCCATTCGTGACGCGCCAGGAACATGCGCACCGCATGGTCCCAGATGTCGCGCATGACATCGGCTTCCACCGACGATTCAGTCCAATCATCAATCCGGTCGACGCCCATTTCGCGCAAGGCCAGATTGATGATGTCGGTGCGGGTCAGGCTGGACATCAGTCGCGCACCACATGATAGGTAAAGATTATGCCATCGGTAGCGTCCGGCGCCCAGGTGCCACGATGAACCGCAACCGCATACAGGTTGGCCGATCCTGAGCAGACATAGGGAATATCAAGACCGGTCTTGGTCATGTACTTGCCATCCCCGGTATCGAAGATCGCATCAAGCTGGACGCATGCGATGATCTTCGGCCCGTCAGCATCGACAATCGCCAGCGCACCGTTGTCGGAAAAAGTCGAGCCGCTCGGATCGGCGTTGAAGATGAACACGTCGATGGTATCGACCAGGCCGTTCGCACCTTCATCGAACATCGAGATCGATTTAAGCCGGCCGCCGCCCCCCGACGCCTTGGCCGCGCTGGTCAGCGTTTGCTTGGCGCCAAGGCAATCACCGGCCGTATAGGCTCCAGCCGTGACCGTTGGCGCAACAGCAATCGTGAACGCCGACTGATCGGCGATAGCTTGGAGCTCCGCCACAGCCGGATCGTCACTTGCCAGCGTAACGCGCGGCACGGCTGACGAGACGGCACCGGCACCGCCCACCATGTCAGTGGCCGAACCGTCAGCCCCGACGCTGATCTTGACGCGCTGATGCTGCACGCCGGAAATATCGTCCGACGCGATGGTTGTGCCACTGCCTGCCGTGACCGCTACGTTGTCAGCCATTGTTATGCCGCCTCTGATGTCGAGTTGAGAACGTCACGCGCGCGGGCGGCCTCTTCCTTCGTCCGATGGCCTTCGCGAACGATGACACCTTCGCCGTCCACGACGCACCAGAAGCCACCACGAGGCCCGCGCCATTTGATGCCGTAGCCGTCAGACCCAACCACCGGGATTTCGGCGATACGCTCGACCAGCGAGACGCCCATGGTCCGCAATGTGCGGTCCACCCAATCGATACGGATCAGGGCTTGCTCCTGCTTGGCGTCGAGAAGCCAAACCAAGTCATTCGGCTCCAGTTCGTTTTCGATCGTCTTGAAATAGCTCGGCGCCAGCATGTCTGCGATCAGGTGATCATCGCTATCGTAGTCATGACGCGATCTGGATTTGCCATGCCGGTTGCGGCCATGCGCCCAGGTGCTTAGGCCCTTGGGATCGGCCACGAGTTCGTTGGTTGCCATGCAATCAATACCCCTTCTTGGTGCCTTTTTTCATGCCCTTGGCCGCGCCTTTGGCAACACCCTTTGAGCCAGCCGCTTCCTTCTTGCCGCCCTTGGGCGCCATTGCCTTTTTCATGTCTATGTCCTTGATTGAGTTGGGAGATTAAAAGGGGGGGATATTTTCTCCCCCCCCTGCGGGCTTAGCTGCCCATGTACGCGTAGATGAGGAAGCCAGCGAGATCGCTATCATCCGCAAGCGCCACGTCCTGCGAGGTTGCGAGAATCGTCACACCCTCACGAGATTCGAACAGCTTCGTGGCCCCTGTTGCCAGCACGCCAGCAACAGGGGCCGTGAAGTTGAACACACCAGCGGCATCGACATCGAGACCATCAACGAGACCGTTCGGATCGGCTGCGACAGCCGCCCCATCGGACAAGTTGACATAGGCATCCCAGCCCAGATCGAGCGTTGCCGATCCCGTTGTCCAGTTCACGTAGGCGTAGGACAACGGCAGGATCAGCCGGACACGTCCTGCCGGCAGTTTGACCGTCTTGACATCCGACGTTGCATCGCCCGCGCCGTCCTGATCGTGGACAAAATGAGCAATGCGCAGCCCGCCGTTGTAGTCCGGGCCGATCAAGCCCGTTGGAGACGAACCGTGTAGCGCGTCCCACTGCGTGGAGTTCTGGTTAGTTACAGCCATTGAGGCCTCCTATTAGGTGGGTAGTGCGCCGGTATCGTCGACACGGATTTCAACGAGGCCATCGGTATCGATGACAGCGGCACCAATCGACAGACATGCCGCCCCATCCCACGCCATGTAACCGACGTTGAAATCCCAGATGGTCTCGTAATCTTTGTTCGTGCCGAGCCCGACCGCACGGCGGTGATAGGCAAGGCATTTGGCCGTTGCGGTGCCCTTGCCATTCAGCCGGTTCGACATGAACCAGTGAATATCGTTCCAGGTCCGCATGTTGTTGCCGATCTTCTTAAACGGCAGGTCAGCACCGACGTAATCGGACGATGAAAACGACGTGATTTTCATCAGCGCCGCCCACTGGCGAGGGGTAACAGCACAGAACCGCTGGCCATCGCGCGGCACGTCGCGAAGATCGAAATACTCGCCGATTTCGAGAGCCATGTTTTCGTCGATGTAGTCGGTATCGGACGAGCCATAATCCCCGATTGAGCCGGTAGCGCCTGCGTCCATCGTATCGATGATGAGATCGTCGATGTGGTCGTTGGCCGCCTGCGACATCTGTGTGATGTAGCCGGTTTTGGCGTCAATCGAGAGCTTGGTCAGGTCGAGCTTGTCGATCATCGTGCGCAGGTACTTGTCGATCATCGTCGCCGTGACGCGGTTGTGAGACGGGTTTGTAACCGGGATCTCACCGTTGCGCGCCTTGTCCTGCATGATCAGCGTGCCAAGCTTTTCGAAGTGAACCTGGCTACCGTTCACGTCGCCGTCTGTGCGGACAGTGCCGCGAAACAGCGAACCGTTTTGCGTGTACTCAAGATGCAGATCGTCGTTGAATTTCTCGCGGAATGAAGCGTCAATGTATGGCGCAGCCATGCGAGCCTCCTATGATTGGGATGGATCGGTTAGGTTGACGCCGTTCAAGGGTGCCGGCCGCAAAGAGGCATAGCGGGGTGCCGCGATTGCGGGCCGCCGTGGCTCAAGCCGGGCTTGTCTGGCAGGTACTCAGTCACTCCCGCAAGCAGTTGGTCTACTTGCGAAACTCGTTCGCCTTGGCTCCTGGCATCTTGTCGTAAAGCGCCTGGATTTCGGCATGCGGATAGCCCGGCGATGACGGGGAAAGCCCTTTTTCCTGGGCGTCCTTTCGAATGGCGGCGATCTGCGATTTCACGTCGGTAATGCGGGAGGCATTGAAGCCGGACGGATCGCGGTCGTCTTCCAAGAAATTGCGTTCGTTGCGGGCAAGCGCCTGCTTCATGATCGGGAGATCGAGCACATAGCGGCCGTCCGCCGTGCGCAGGCTTGCAACCTCGTCGATGTTATCGCCCCACAACCGTTGTGCGTTGGCGCGCGCCAGATTGTGGTTCTCGTCCCAGGCCTTGCCGGTCCACTGGTGACGTAGGCTGCGGTCGTCGGCTTCCGACAGATCCCGCCCCCGCGCTTCCCAGGCATCGACGCTCAGCCGATCAAGCTCCGCCTTGTTGGCGATATAGGCGTCCACCTGCTTTTGCGTGGCACCGTGCTTCCAGAGCAAAGGCAGCTCGGTTTCCTTGATGCGCTGGACTTCGGTTTCGTCCCACTGCGCATCTTTTGGGACGCTAACCTCGTACTTGTCGACGCTTTCCGGCCGGCCAAGCTTGTTCCAGACTGGCGCCCAATCATCATCGTTATCGGATTCAGGGATCGGTAGACGCTTGTCCATCGTCTTGACGAGCGAGACATGCGCCTTGGCCAGCTCTGCCGGGGTATTGTAGCGCTTGGCGACATTATCCCATGCGCCGGCCGTTTCTTCGTCGAGCCCATGCTTGGCCGCAATACGCCAGTCACCACCGGCATCCTGCTCCATATCGATGGTCTTGCCAGCATCCGAGCCATTGCCGTTCGATGCGGGCGCACTGGCCGGCGCTTCTTTCAGCAACGATGCCCCTGCGGGCGCAGCAGGCGTCTCGGTCTTGGTTTCGCTTGGGGCTTCTGTGCGTTCGGCAACGGCCGCTTCACTCATTGGTTTTCACCTCTGGCTTAGGTTTATCGATCGATGGGCCTTTGGCCATCTTCCTGATGGTTTCGCCCACGTTCTTGCGTTCCAATGCTCTGATGGCTTCCAGCTCGGTGCGGAACTCCACCACGGCGTCGACAACGCAAATCTGATTGAGGATATGGTTCAACACGCGCTCGCCTTCGGTCGAGCCGAACACCCGGAGATAGGCGTTTCTCAGTTCCAGGCGGGATTCGTCGTGGTCGGATCGGTTCACGCGACCTCCTCGTAGATGCCTTCGAGCGCGGCCAGCGGATCATCCCCGCCAAGGCCAGGCGCCAGCGGGCTTTCGTCGGTCAGCATTCCTGCGTTGTTGGCGTCACCGACCGACTTGAGCATACCACCGGCAGCAGCCACCGCAGGCGCGGCCTTGTTGGCCATCTCGGCCGCCTGCATGGCCTGCATTTGCTGTTCGCGGGCCTGGCGCATTTCCATCATCTGATCGATCGGGCGGAAGATCGCGGGCGGCAGGTCGGCTTTGACGCCGGTAAACCGTGCAATCGCATCGGGATCGTAGTTGTCCAGGATATCGGGATAGGCTTCGGCCAACGGCAACACCATCTGCAGGCCCTCGATCACCTTCATCGCTTCGGCTTTTTCGCGCGCCGTCTTGATCGGGCTTTCGTAGCTGAAGTCGATGTCCTTGTTCTTCAGTTCGGGCGGTGGCGGCGGGAACTGGTTGTTGCGCAGAAGGACCGCAAACACACGGTTGATCAGCACCGCGTTGTAGTTGTCGAGCAGGCGATTGAAGATCGGGGCGGCCTGACGCAAGTATTGATCGAATCGTGCATTGATCTCGGTCGCCGTCATGTTGGCATCGCGGGCAGATGGAAGCTCCAGGATGTCGCGGAAGAATGCAGCCGCCATGGACTGCACCTTGTCCTGGTAAAACTTGTAGATTCCTTCGGGGATCGATCCGGTTTGCAGGGCCTTGATCGGATCGCCCGTGCCCTGGAACGACGACATATCAATGATCGTATGACCGCCCGGCCATAGCTCGATGTCGCCCTGGATCATGTCGGCAAACGAGTACGTCGGCGGGCGTAGGGCGTATTCCCCCGCTTCCATCAGCGTCTTGGACATGGCCATGACAACACGAGCATCGGGCAGAGCGGTCATAGCTGGCGACCGGCCATAGATCTCGCCGGTCAACGTGTCCCACCGCGGGCAGACGTATGGGAATTCATAGAACCCTTTCTGGTCGATCAGTTCCTTGCAGCCAACGGACAACCAGATCGAATAGTAGGGAAAACGGTTTTCGCCTTTTGACCCTTCGCTCCAGTCTTCGTTCGGCAGGATGCAATGCACAATCTCGTATTCGCGGCTCATGTCCGGGTCATTGGACTGGCGCATCTGTTCGCGCATCTTTTCGGTCAGCTTGTCTTCGCCGAACTCCTCAATAAGCTGACGCAGCGTCGGATTGGAAAACGCATAGACGCCGTTAACCTTACCATCCCGCCCCGTGGTCAATGCTGTGTTGGCCAGCGACTTGGACTTGATGACCAGGTGCTTGTCGGCGTTGTTCCAACTGACATCCGCGATCCCGGTGCCGAACGTGACCAGATCCGTATCGACCTCGGACAGCATCTTTTCGGTGTTCGCCCGGTAGTCATAGAGCGCGCTGTATGTGATCTCAGTGACCAAATACAACCATTGCTGGACATGCTCCAGCGCTTGGAGCTGCGGATCGACGGCGAACGCCTTGAACCAGCGCCGGCCTGGTGGTCTGAGCATTGACGACACCGCCGACGCCAGACCTCGTGCAGCTAGCTGCGGCTCCGACGAAAACAGCCCTTCATCGCGGCGATCACCGGCAACGTGCTGGCTCGTGAACTCCGCACGGTTTGGCTGAAAGATGTCGGCCAGCTCCTGCCACAACGACATCCATTGCGGGCGGCTATCTCTGGCCTTGATCGCATTGGATAGGATAGCGGCGTGGCGGGAATCGAGCATGTCAGCCAATCATCGAAGAGTTGCGCTTGGGCGTTGCCGTACCGGACGCGCCGGCCATAAGATCAGCAGACTTGCGGTTGTTGACGCGATCCTTGGCCTCGGCTGTCCTGGCGGCTGGCGTGCCGCTATCGCGCTGGACCTGCGGAGTCTCGACAAACACCGGCTGTTTTTCCTGAACCGGCGCTGGCGATGATGATTTTCCCATTTTGTGGGCTCCTGCATGTGATTTTAGAACGCGGATACTAAAACGGAGCCAACACGCCAAGTGTCAGCCCCGTAAATTTCGAGACACGTTAGAATATTATTTCTTGGCCTTGCGGTTTGCCTCGGCAGTCTCGTGCAACTCTCTTAGTGCGTCACGCATCGCATAATACACATCGACCGCAAGATCTCGTGCAGCTTCAGCACCTATCCTGGCCTCCAGATCAAGCACAACTTTCGCACCTGCAACCATCATCTCAGGATGCATTACGTCGCTGTCTTCCATGGACAAATAACGCTCAATGGGCCTTGCTATTTGGACAAGATCTTCCGCACTTGCTGGGCCAAAAGCGCTTGCGATTTCAATCGCTCTAATCCTGTTTTCGGTGCTTAACTTCAAGATATGCTCCTACCCAATCAGCCCTGCAGCACCCTTGGCACGTTTGGCCTCCGGCGAATTGGCACCTTCCGAACCAGCCAGAAGCGATGCCCGGTCTTGTTCGCTATCCCGGCGACGGGCCGCAGCGCGTGCATCAGGGCCTTCCGGCGCCGGTCCCGGTGCCACGGCGGAGGCTACGGCGGCAGGACTTTCCTGCTTGACCTGCGGTGCTGGTGACGATTTCTTGCCCATTATCCTATCATCCTTGCTTTGCCGGTCGGGCCTTTGGAGCCCCCCATAGCGCTGTCGTAGCCTTTATCGCTCAATAGATGTGCCGAGTATCCTTCTTGACCTTTTGCGCGTTGAGCGGCTGCGCGCTTGGTTTCCAGGCTGTTCGGGTCGTCATCTTGCGGGACCGGCACCTGAGGTTCGGGCGTCGGCATTGGCGGGGCTGAGCTACCACCTAGCGCCATGGGAGGCTCCATTGCGGGGTTTCTGAGTGAGTACGCGGGGTTTAGACGTAAAGCGCTGCATGGCAGACTTCGGGAACATAACCGGGAACTGCGGATCAACAATCCGTGCCATGCAGTCCAGCGCGTCGTCGTGCGCCATGACCGGGAACGCAGCGTATTCTTCCTCGACAAACGCATCCACAAGATCAACCGTACGTCCATCATACATCGTATAGTGCCGGTTATGCGGCAGATACATCCGGCCTTGCTCGAATAGCGGGATCAGCCGGCGAATGCGGTCCAATTTCGGCGTTGATCCGCCGATCTCCACGATGTTGAACCTGTAATTGCGTTGGGCCATCACATGCTTGATGTGCTGCACGTCGGCTTGCATGCCGTATTTCTCGTATCCGACGCTGATCGGGTGCCACTTCTCGTGCATCTCAAACAGCGTATCTGTGCGCTCCGTCAGGTTGAGCCGGTCGCGGACCAGATCGAGCCATATGTAATTCTGATTGGCATCGAGACCGACCGCCCAAATCGTCGTGTAGTCGTTGGTTTTGCGCTTTTCGTTGGCCGGATCGACCAGAATGTAGACGTTCAGACCAGCCGGATTGCTGGTATTGTGGCGCTTGATCCACGACTTCTGGAACGATTGGGCGTTATCACCCTTAGGATTGAGCAGCATTTGCGTTCCGAACGTGTACGGCCCCTGGTTGATTCGCTTTTGCCGAAGGGTTTCGGGCTTCATGAGTACGCAGTTCGTTTCGCTGAACTCCTCGGTGGCGTCGTAGGTGCAAGCGTGAATTCGGGTCTTGATCCCGCGCTTTATGATCTCGCCGTACGTATCCGCGAAGTGATAACGAGTGCCGACGAGGCCGTACGTTCCGCCTTCGGTGCCCAGGTTGTCGCTCATTTCGTAGGCTGATGTCGTTTTCCCCATCATCTCCGGACTTGTGACCGATTCCAGCGTCACCACGTCGTCGTAGTGGCGGTGCACAAAGTGTTTCGATGTCGGCTGGCCGTCGACCAAGCCATGCGCTTCGACCGTTGCTTCCTTGGGGTTCGACGTGCGCTTGACAACGATCCCCTCGTCTTCCGTCCACTTGTGGCTGTCTTTCTTCGGGTTCTCGTAAAACACATCGTCGAACAGCCAGTGCATCTGGCCATTGGTTTCCAACTCATACTTAATCTGGCGTAGGAAGCCCTTGGCGATCGGCTTGGTGTGGCTGAAGATGCCGACCGTGACTTCCCTGTCCTCGATGGCATCTTCGCCGTGGCTGCGAATTATGCGCCAGATGATGCCGGCAAACGTGAGGATCGTGCTTTTGTAGTGTTCGCGTGCCCACAGATCTAGCACACCGTTCATTTCGGCTTGGACCTCGCGACACCGGGCAAAAATCCAAGGGTGATCGACATCAGGGCGGTTCAGCCCGTAGCGCAACAAGGCATAGAGATCAGTTCGGTAAAGATCTCTCAGTCTTGTCTTCTGCTCCATCTCTGAGCACATGGCCCAGGTGTTCAATAAACGGGGATACTGGTGCCTGTGAGTGATGATGTCGATTGTCTGTTGTTTGCTTGACATCTTTCTTTTCAACATAATGGCCTAGGAGCTTTGCTAGGCTCATTGTGGCGTCTGTTGCGGCTTTGGCATCCTCCCCCTTATGGGCAAGTTGCCGGTCTTCCACGAGCATCTGAGCGATGTCTGCAAGCGATATTTCGGCGCGCTCTGCTGCTGCGGCTTTTGTTGCTTCTACTCTTGGGGATATGTTGGGGTGTTTCAGAAGTAGGCAAGCTTCTTTAGCAACAGCGTTCTGATTCATCCCTGTTGCTTTGTATGAGCGCCTGTAGGCCTCCGATGCATTCCCTGTTTCCAAGTATGCCTGGACGAATGCTTCCTGTTTGGCGGTCAGCTTTGCTTGTTTTGGCGTGTCTGAACCATCAGGCATGATCGTCTCCGTAGGCCTCTCGCTCATAGGGGTTGTTACGGTATCCGTACTTCATCAGCCAGTATAGGTACTTGATGCTGAACCGGATCGGGCCGTCACGTTCGATTTGTGCGATATGCACCAGTTCATGGCGGCGGAACTCATCGTTGGCGGCCCAGCCGTTGAGGTAGTAGATGGATTTCCAAGGCATGACGATGCCAGCTAGTTTGAAGGTACGCAGGAACCAGATCCAAGGGCCGTAGGCCTTTACGAACCTGTATCCCATGGGCTCTTACGTAAATCGTCGCAGATTTGGCGGGACAGGGCGTTCATTTCTGCTCTATCGCGGGCGATTTCTTCGTCGGTCGGCGGGCGCTGATCCTGGGCTTGAGGCATGGCGTAGATGGTCGCCTTGAGGCCTTCGCGATTGGTGTATTCGCCAAGGTTTTTGAGGACCAGATCATCTGGCTTGTGTGTTGTTGCGATGGGGATGGGCTTACCTTCTGGCCTATCCGTCATCTTGAGGGTTTGCCAGGGCACACGCTTGACCGGGCGGGATAGAAGATGCTCGATCAGCGGGCGGGCTTTGTCTTCTGGGTATTCGTTGGCGATCTGGATGATCTGGTCGACCATGGAGGTCATGCTAGTCTTGGCCTCCGTTTGGGCTTCGCGCTGGCTGCGTGTCTGATTGAGCTATCGCGAGAGATTGAAGAGGCGAAGTCTGCGACTGCCCACGTTTCTGCTCAAGTTGCACAAGTAGTAGCTGTTGCAACTCAGCGGCGTCAGTAGCGGTCAACGGCCGGAACCCATTCTCAAGTTCGCGGACAAGCTGGGAGAACGTCATTTTTTCTTGTCCCCTCCGGTCTGCTTTACCGACTTTGTCTCCGGCCTATCTGACATTACAAAAAAGATGTCAGAAACCATAGAGGCTCGAAGGTTGGCATCCATTTCGGAAAAGCGCTCCAAGTAGCGCGTTGCGTGCTCGAACACCCGCACCCCAGCATCAATCATTTCAGGCGTCACCTCGCCTCCATTTGAGGCTTCGCGCTGGCTGCGTGGGCGTCTGATCATGTCGATCAGGATGCTTTC